ATCTGATCCGAGCTGATACCAGACAGGCGGACAATCAGATTTAACTCCACCTGCGTTCATTTGATTGCATTGATAACCGCCCCATGCACGCCCATTCTTTTCACCTTCACGCCATCGCATGTGTCCATGCTTGCATTGTGGTGCTTCCTGTGCTTCTGGAGTGCCAAGAATGTCTTGCACTAGGTCAAGTGCCTTCTCTAAGGTCACGGGTGCATCGACTACTCCATTGTACTGTCCAACAGGTGTAGTCCAATAGTCCTGATCATCTGGCTTGACTTCTTGAACAGGTGGCTTAACTGGCTTAGCAGCTACTACCTTGCTCATTTCTTCTCGGCTTGGTCTCTTTCCTTTAGGCGCATAACCTGCATTTGCAAGTGCTCTGCCGATTGCCGAAGTCTCGCAATTCTCCAACGCTGAAGTCTGATTAACGCCTCGGCTAGTAACTGTTTCCTCAGCGTACCCTGTTGCCCATGCAACGCTATCTTCAGCATTCTTAAATAGATACGCCTTAACAATGTATCGAGTAGCCTCGACAACTTCCAACTCAGTTGAAATGCGGAACGCTGGATAGTCCTTAATAAACTTTTCAAGTCTCACCTCTACTGGCTCGTAATCGGCTAAATTAAACATAAAGATCATTTTCCTCTGTAGCTAGTTGCCCTGCGAGTGCGCCATAACTGCAGAGATCGACCCAGTTGTCGATGTGTTGGGCTGATTGATTAGTCCGTGCAAGTTTAACGAGCACCATGATCCCTGCCACCTGATAGTCGTGAATCGGTGTTTGTAGGTATGCTGAGAGCAGCATTGCGGTGTGTTGCAGGTTATCCGCAGGGTGACCATACGATAAGCCACGATCACGGATCGTATCGGTGGCTGTGAGAAGGATTTCATTGGCTTTCATTCCTGCCCCTTGATGCTACGCCCACGATGGTAACCATCTCGAACGCCCTTGTCATAGCTTCTACGCTGAACATCAAAGATTGTGATGGCAAAGCCAATCAACATCCCAATGATGCAGATCAATAACAGCTTGTCTGTGTTTGACATCTTATACCTAACTGCCCCAATGCCCTTGATTAGTGACAGACTTAGTGTGACAGAACTGTCCGACTAATCAAGCACATTCTGATAACGAAATGATAACGATTATCTAGGTCTGCCGTAGGACTTTCCAGCCACAATGAATGTGCCGTCTTTCTCGATGTGGATAAGATCGACCTGCACCTTAGCCTTGTTCACATAAACAATGGCGAATGCCTGTTGCCAGTTAGCCACGCCCTTAGTGTAAGCAGCTTGCTTAAAGTCCATAAGATTGCCTACCTCGACACCATGTAGGACACGCCCTATACGACCCCCAGAAGCCTCTGAGAAGGCTGATCTGCCTGCTCTGTGGGTATGACCTGAGATGACATTCTTTCCATGCCTACGAGCCGCCTCTAGGGCTGATAAGCCCCCCTGTGGCTTGATTGGTGTGTGGTCTCCATGAACAGCGATCCAGTTAGGTGCAATAGGCATTGGATTCTTATGGAAGGTGATGCCAAGCTCATCGAACTTCATGAACTTCTCAAAGCGCAACTCTGGCAATGCACCAAATGCCGGCACTTTAGCCATAATGATGTTATACAGGCGATCTGTGTGATTAGATCTTATGCAATCGCTAACCTGTAAATCCCAGAGTAACTGCACAGCTTCATTGCGGTCATCATCTAGGGTCTGGGCATAGCTGCCCATGCGCCCTTCTTCCCACTTGCTTATCTGGGGAAGGTCAATCTCATCACCAATGGTCACTACTTGGTCTGGCTTAAACTTTGTGATAAAACTTGCAAGGTTACGGGTTGCAACCTTGTCATGATACGGAACTTGAAGATCCGATACGACCACGATTCGCTTAATCGTCATCCTCATCTACATAATCGCCTAACTTCTCAGGCGGTATTCCATCGGGCAAGATCCAATGTGGATAAGCCTGTGGCTCTGTAATCATGAACATGGCAACATCTTCTGCAAAGCCTGCTCTTTTTAGCGAGCAGAAATACTCATAAAGCCCAATGCAATAAGCATCAAGCTTTGAGTAACCTTGTTCCTCTAGTGCCTTAGTTGCTTTTCTTGCCATAGCAGAATGTTACCTGTCAAGCAAGATGTTATAGATCTCATCGACTCGCGTGTTGAGTCTTTTGATCTCAGACAACAGGTGGGTAATTACATAGCCAGACAAGCCGCCAAGTGCTGCAATGGTGGCAAGGTAAAGGGTGAAGAAATCTGACTGTGTCACTTCTTAATACCCATAGCAGGATCATTGGGTGATAGGTAGCGCAGTACAGGTGGAAGGATTGAAGCAATGCCTGCTGCAATGAGAGCCTTAGGATCTGTGACCCCAGCTGCTGCCATTGAGATAACTGCTACTAGGAATGCTCTAGCCCATGAGCCTGCTGCTGTCTTTAGTTCATTCATTAGTTTCCGCCTAACATAGGTATCTGAAAAAAAGCACCATCATTGTCAGCTTCTTTCTTAAAGCTAACATGAACATGCTTAGTGTGTTTGTTAGCCCCTGTGTACTTGCGCCACTTCCAGTTAAGGATGTGGGAACAGATTCGTCCATCGTAAATGATGTAACTAATACGCTTGTCTGCTTTTGACTTGGACAAGGTGCGAAGCTGATCAGCAAGATCTCCCATGATGTCGGGCTTGCCACCCTTGAATAGGTCTTTGTCCACATCAATGGCACGAACCCAGCCCTGCTCATCTGGATTATGATCTGACTTGCGAGCAGCGTGTCGGGTATCACCGATCCAACCATCCGATGTGCGGTCACGATCTGGGAACGAATCATCGAATTGTTCGCGTAGCTGTATCGCTGCCTTACTTAGCTTCGGCTTCATCGATCACACTCGGTGTGGATTGTTCCGCTTCAGGGTTTAGATAGCGTTGATAGTCCGAGTTGGCTTCATCTTTAGGAATAAAAGCCCCGTCAGAACGCAAAAGAAGTTCAGACTTGCTAAGTTCGTCTTTGATTATTTCGTATGTGTATTTTTCCATTTTACAACTCCGCGCTTGCTGTCCATAGGTCGGCTGCTAAAAAACAACCTGAACCAGTTGCGTTTGCAGTTCCAGTTATTCGATAACTTGATGTGTTAATGCTTGCCGCTGAAATACTTGGAAATCCATTTATGCCCGTTGTGACAAGCGTAATAGTTGGCGTTCCTCTTTTTACTACCGCAAAAGGTATGTCTAAATAGTAATTAGAACCTGAAGTGGTATTTCCTGACCAAATAGAATTATTGCGTGTCTCATAATAACGCTGACAGGCGCTAAGTTCTCCTTGGATTGTTCCGCCACCTGCTCGCTTAAAGTTTGTCGCTATTGAACCAAACTCAATTTGAACACCTGTAACCTCAAACCAGTCATTAGCCCCAGCCGTACCAACAGGCGCATTAGAGAAAATTAAACCCATTTCATTAGTATTGCTAGGCGCGGTCGCGGTGTATTGAAAACGCTGCCAAGATGTTGTCAAGGTTGAGGTTGCCGTAATTATGCTATTTGCACCTGTGTATCCGTTAATAATTATTTGGTCTGTACCTGTGCCTGTTTGTAAATTGACATTTAAGACAGAACTAGCAGATGAATAGTTTGCACCTGCCTTTGCCCAAAATGAAAGCGTCACGGCTTTGTTTGCATAACGCACAGAGTCATTTGTTTCCATTGAATAAAACAAATAATTTGTATTAGTGGCTGTAGTTCCTGAGTCTCTTTGCACTCTTGCTGAATATTGAAAACCTTCAAGTGCTGCCGCTTGGCGAGATACTGTCATACCAGTTGCTGACCTAAACATAGCCCAACGATCTGCCGTGTAAGAAATATTTCCTGTGGTGGCAAAAGATGTACCACGCTGCCAAATGTCCATTGCGCCGTTGATAATTCCGTTTAGGTTTACGCCTGTTTGGTATCTAATTCCGACCGAAGTGGAACTATCTGCTACGAGCGTTTCGCCGTTGTTGCCTACTGCTAGGCGATTAACTGTGTCCGCAGCTGTGCCAGCGATCAGGTCACCCTTAGCATCAACAACAGTTTTTGCAACCATCGTGCCCATTGTGGTGTCGATAGCGTTGCCTAGTGTGCGGATGGCAAGCGCACCATTTTTTACAAGGTCAGTATTGTCTGGCTCTGGCCAGTTATAAATCGGTGAGGTTGCCATTTATGTTAGTGCTCCTGTCGCGTTGTTCCAGATAAGTGTACCATTTACGCCTGTCCAATCTAATGAAGCAGGAATTACTGTATCCCATTGAGTTGTCGATAATGAGAACTCTGTGGCTGAGATGTAGAGAGTTATCTCAACAAAGCTAGGTGTTGCTCTTAGTGCCACATTCTCAACGAAGCCTTCAAAAGTGCCACCAAGCAAGTTGCTAGGTAGGTTGCTAATAAGCATAGGCTGACCGAAATAAACCCCAATCAAAGCATCAAGCATTGTGTTGCCAATGTCTGGATTATCTAGGCGAAAGGTAATTGCTCCAAGTGAGCCTTTAGGCACACGCCTTAGATTAAGCTCTCTATTGGCGATGTCGGTGATGTCTGCAAGGTTCTTGATGTTAGAGTCCACCGAACGCTCAAAAAGGCCATAAGCGGCTATTGAGTCTGGATCAGAGGTGCTGTATGTCGATCCGTATCCTGTGGCGTATCGATAAATAAGGCTGTTACGGATGCGAGCAACCTGAGTTGTTGAGGTGATAGAACTTGGTGTTGCATACGCGCCATCAATGAAAGTGTAGCCATTTGCTGAGAGAGTGTTAGATCTGTGGTCTGCATCTGCATAGGAAACATCCCCATCCTTTTCCTCATAAATCTGCCCAAGTGCGCTATTGGCAATCTGATCGACAAGGGTCTGAGATTTAGCAGTCGCATTCGCAGCTAATGCAATCATTGTATAGAAGCCTGAGTCCACTTCACCGATGTAAGTTTCTGCTTCGTTCCATGTCGTAGTTGCTGGGTAAGTGTCCCATGTGACAGTTGGAGTCACTTCGTTCCAGTTAAGGTTGAGTGCTCCGCCTAGAATGGCTGCAATCTGTGCGCCATCCAAGCCTTCTGCAAGGGCTGTGTTATAGACAGCCTTAGTCAAGCGAGCAAGTGAGCCAATGCCTAAGATCGTGCCAGTCGTGACATAGCCTGATTCTTCTGGACTTCGCACTCCGATGTTAAAGTCTGAGACTTCGCCACCAAAGACAGTCACATAAGTGCCAGATCCGTTCTTTAGCTCTAAAGTAATTGGCTCTGTGACATTGATGGTAAAGGGTGCATTGTTGTCATTGATGATTTCTACTCGGCAGTAACCTGCGGTGCATTGCCTGTCAATGTCTAAGCGACCAGATGCAAAAGACACAGAGGTGACTGTCGTATAGACATCATCACCTACTGTCACGCGCCATTCTGGAAGCCATGTCATAGTGCGGTTAGAGTTCCTCGGTCACGGGCTTGGCGAATTACATCATCGATGAGTTCAGCTGCCGCATTTGGATCTCCGACTATGCCGAAGTTGTTTGTGATGTTGTACTGATTAGCGGCTTGGGCTGCATAGCGTGATCCGCTTACTGCACCTGATACACCTGCTCCACCTGCTAGACCTTGCAATAAGGACGAACGAGCGATGCTTTCTAAATCAACCGATGAAGCCATTGAAGTAGCAGCCGATGCATTCGCCATGTCAAGTAAATCTGCAAAAGCATTAGCGCGAGCTGTGGCTGCATCCGCGTATTCAAGAATGGCTGCAATCGATCCACCGACTGTTGAAATAGGCGCAATGTAATCACCTGCTGGGATTCCAGAGCCTAAACTTGCACTTGTTGGAATCTTACTTGATCCAGTTGAAGCGAGATTGATCTCACGAAGCAAGCGCAACGCCTGTTCAAGATTAGTAAGGTTTATCAGATCTTTAGGCTTCAGACTTTCCAGAATTGACTTGATGTCTTGAAGTTTGATGTTCTGGAGACCCAATGCTCCCAGAACCTTTAGATCTTCATTTAGTTTTTTTGTCGCGGCAATGATGGCTGCTTCATCCTTAGCGGCAATGGCATCTTCCAGAGCAAGGATTGATTCCTTAACTCGAAGGCGTGCCGTGTCATTAGCAATCTGTAATACCTGCGCTGCGCTCGTTGCCTGACCTAGTTGTTGAGCTTGATTAGTAAGAGCTGCTGCAATCTGGATCTTGTCCATGTCAAAGACTTCATTGCCCTTGTTAAGAGCAAGGTTAGCCTTGTCAATGGCTGCTGCAAGTCGCTTATTTTTAACAATCTTAGCCTGCGCTGCTGCTTGTTCTTTCGTCAGCTTTGTCATCGCCATTGCGTTCTTTCGAGCGATGGCATCTGCGCGCTGTGTATCCTGTGAGGATACTGTCATTGAGATGTTGCCAAAACCCTTACCATCACCAAACAAGCCGCCCGATGGAGCGAAGAAACTTAGATTCTTAAAGTCAAAGATTGACTTGGTGATCTTGATAAACTCGCCTGTTTCACGGACGAAGTTAGCAATCGACTGCGCTGCCTTATCGATCTTAGCAATAAACTCATCTGTTGAATTGGAGTTAGTAACAGTCATCAATGCATCGACAAGACCCTTACCAATAGTCTCTTTAGCATTGTTAGAAGCCACAGTCAATTTAGCAAGTGAACCTGCATAGGTATCAGCTGCCGCGCTTGCTTGCCCTGCGAATAGAACTGACAAGCGTTCTTGGATCTGCTCAAATGTTGATGTTGAAAGTTCTGCTCTAGTAAGTCCTACACCCAAGCGACCTAGTGCCTGAGTTTGACCCAAGTATGCCTTCTGCAAGCTTTGTGAAACTTGGGTGACTGACTTGCCCGTACCTGCCGCGATGTCAAGTGCAAGCCCAAGCAATTCCTGTGACTTAGTGACATCACCTGTTGCACGAAGTAAGCGATCCATCGCTGGACGAAGCTCGTCATCGAGCACGCCTGTCTGCATTTCAAGGCGAGAGATAAAGCCATTGACTGTGCCAATGTTTGATCCGTAAGCCAGACCAAGATTCTTTAGGGTAGTGCCTAGAGCCTTAGCAGCCTTGTCATCCTCTGCGAATGCCTTAACAGATGCCTTAGCGTAGGACAGAAGCTTCTGTGCGCTATAAACAGCAAGCAAGCCTTTAGCAAGACCTTTGACATTCTTGGTCAGTTTGTCTGTTGAAGTCTCAGCTTGCTTAAATGCCTTTTTGCCCGTGAACTCGGCGGCTATGTCAATTCTTACATCTGCTGCCATTAGCGCACCTGTGTCCTTTTCTCGAACTCAACTCTAGACTTCTCAATCGCTCTGACAACAGCTGCATTAGCCTTGCCTTGATCTTCTGCCCATGCACGAAAGATTGCGCGACCCTTCATCTTACGAGAAGCGCGACCTGACTGTCCTTCTTGTCTCTGATAAGCATTGACAATGCGTGAAGTCTCGTTCATAGCATCGATGAACTGCTTGCCAGCATTAGGATTGTTGCTTAATGATTCGCTCTTAGATCCTGAACGGATTGTCTTGCCATAATTAGAATGACCAAGTGCCACGACTTTAGCCAATGGTGCTTGGGGTCTGCCCTGCGGATTTAGGCGACCAGCAGTCTCATAGATAGAGCCTGAAGGTGAAGCATTGACAATGCGAGCAAGTGAGCGAAACCCAGAGCGATTGACTTTAGATGGCGTGGTCTTATACCCAACTCCACGCTTAGCCTCTGAAGATGACCAGACTCGGTTGCCCCAAGTGCCGTTAGTGCTTTTAGCCCAACCGCTTAAAGGTGCAGTTGATGGAATGAAACCGCGAGCCTTAGAGACAATAGGCTTCAAGACTCCAGCGATTTCTTTCTGTGTTTCTTTAGCAAGATCAGGTGTGAACGCTCTGAGGGCTTTTCTAAGCTCTACCGCGCCTTTTACTTCCGTTGGCATCGCTCACCTCTTTCGCTTCATCTTTAAGCCCTTGCACTAATGCATCGAGCATTGCCTTATCTAGATCTAACAACTGCTGTGGCGCGATTCCCAACCTAATGCTTAGCCTAGCAATTAGGTAGGTGAATGGAAGATCGCGCTTTAAGCTAAAGGGTCAGAGTCCAACACTTCCACGCTTTTTAGCGTTTCGATGAAGTCCATCCCATAAGGCTTAACAGTTTCACCTGTCCTGCGTGTTACTTCCCATGCTAACCAATAGACATCGCTCTGCTTTTCTTCATCGCGGAACGCCTTATGAAAGCCCTTTTTAGCGTACTGCTCGAACGCATACTCCACAGCTGGAGTGATTTCGCCTTCTA